CCCCAGAAAAACTGTTATTACACGTAGCGCGAATGCGCCCGCGCTTTGAAATAATTAACCCTTCAGCTGTCGTATTGCTCGTAGCCGTGGGGTTGGTTTGCATCCCCCAGTACAAAGACGGCCCATCTGCAACGCCGTCGGAATCAGTGCCGTTGTCTTTGCCAATCGAAAAAAGCGTATGATCAGCGCCGCTGAATTGAGTTACATAAGCAACAGCGCCAAGAGATGAACGGTAAAAGCCGTAATCAGGGCCGTCAGTGCCAAACGTTACGGATGGAGCAGCCTCGCTACCTGCAGGAAAAACAATTCCACCGCTAGTTATGGAACGCAGTGAAATCCAAGCACTGTTTGCGCCATTGCGAATCTTTAGCTCGCCTGCAGTAGTGTCAACCCAGAACTGATACGCAAATGTGGTGGAGGGAGCGGTGCCTCCGCTGTGGTTCGTAAATACCGCCGCAAGCTGTGTATTGATGTCGCTACGAACGGCGGATCCACTCCCATTCGCAACATTGCCGTCAGCTTGAGCCATGATTAATTCAGCTAAGGGGTCGTTGGCTGTAGTGTGCCATATCCAGTCGCAGTATATCTAAAGCTGCGGCTAACGACTTGATCGCCATCGAATGAAGTTTTGAACGTAACGCTAAAACCAGTAGCGGTCGCTTCAGACATTTCAAAGTAATCATCAGTCTGCATGTCATAAGCAACAATGCTGACAGCAACCTTGGTGTCATCATCGACATAGAACGGATACTCAAAAGTTACGTCTTTCGTTCCTTCTCCAGAGTATATAAGTTGGCTGCTTTCAACTCTTCGCTCCAGTTGTATTAAACAACCTAGTTGATCAATTAACGGCGTCTGATCAGGGTGGAACGTTTCTAGTTCTGCCTTAAACTGGAACTGCCTGCCAACGTAATTTCCGTTTTCGAGAGGGATCCAATCCTCAAACTCTAAGTTAGAGTTGAGTTTAATTTTACTAGCATCTTCAAGTTGAAGAGAAAAGCCATCTTCTGTAATTTGATGCTCATCAACAGACGCGTCGTCTGTCTTGCGAAAATAAACGCTGACGTTCGTGTCATCCGGAGTCAAGCCGTCAAAATCAGTCCAATTGTCAATAAGCTCAGTCCTGCTATCAATCAAATCACTTGTGTAAATACCACGCATCAATAATCTTCTCTTTAAAAGAATGCTGTATTTTGCGCCTAAATCCAAAGTCTTTGCAAAATGATATACCCCTGATGCGTTTTGCGTTCCAATAAAATCAACAGACGTTAAGCTGTCGAACGTGCCGCTAATGTCATCAAGAAATGCATTTCCGTCAAGGACTAAACCGTCGAGATTGTCGTCATAATAAACGCCATCCTTTTGACCTTGGAACTCAAACGGATCTTGATGTTCATTGATAACTTCTAAGTTAAACCTTGGTATCCCATCAGGCAGGTTAATGATTGCAATAATTGCGTTTTGACTTCTTATGCCGGTCTTGGTCTCAAATTTAACGAGGTACGTGCCCTCGATTAAAGGCAAGCTGACGTAACCAGCCCTGGCCTCAACGGTACGCAACAAGGAACCATCAGCCCAAGAAGCAGGGTTAGTTGTGCTTGTCTTATCTGAATGACGAACAACCGCCGTCAAATTTAAAATATTTCCACCAATAGAAGGAACGCTCCAACGAAGAACAGCTTGATCTTTGCCTACCGCTTCAATGGTGACATTTGCTGGGTCAGGCGGCAGTGTCTGGCTCGTCAAGCCATCGACACCTGTACTAATGTCAGGCGAACCAATTGCAACAGTTAGCGTTGCAAACACCGATTCTTTGTTGTTTGGTGCCGGACCAACTGATTTAACTTGGCCAAAGAAAGTTGCACCAACAGGCAAACCATCGATATTGATATACGTGTTTGTTGTCTCTGCTTCAATATCGTTCCCACTCCCTACCCTGTAGCGAACCTTGAATTTGACCGCAGTGGCCTCAAGCCCTCTGCTCCAAGAGAACGTGGTTCTATTAACTGTATTGTCGTTTTGACTAATCTCTGCAAAAGTAACCTGCAAATCTGTTGGCGCGTTTGGCTTTTCATCAAAAATTGAAATATCGGCAAAATCAAGCTGCGAGTCTTTCCCTTCAACAACGCTGTAAACGTTATCTACATGCTGCACTCCAGTAATTACATAAACGCCGCCCTCTCTTTCGCCTACAGAAAGGCACCGGAACTTCTGGTTTTCAACGCTGTTGTTTGAGATTGTGTAAACCGCATCATCTGCTGGAATCTGGGAGAAAGGGCTAGAAACATTGATCCGAGTTCCAGCAACACTGCTAATCGGTTTTGCCTCAACCGTTCCATCGGGCAACACAACCGTCAAAACGTTGTTGCTGCCAGAAGGCAACGTGATCGCTTGATCGCCTATGACAAAATCAAACTCCGCTCCAGCAACACGCCCAGCCAACCGAGCACCTTGACGCATTGCGTCCGACACCGCAAAAATCTGACCAGGCAATACGGCAAGACCTTCTAGCCCAACGGAAAACGACACGATGTTGCCGTCAACTTCTTCTGACGTAAGAATCCATCGCCCCATCCGCTGAGCTTGGTATTTAGATGTGCAGCCAAACGCCACAACATCACGCTCTTGAAAGCCGTATTTATCAATTAAGGCCCTGTTCTCAATAATTACATGGTCTGGCTTATAAAAATTGTCTGGATCGTTGTACCTAACAGTAATTCGCGTGCTGCGTGTCTTAAGAGATGATCCGCTGTACTCAAAGCCTCCACCAACGACACTTGAATTATTGAAAACATGAACAGGATCAAGAACACTGCCATCTAAGTTCCCGTGATCTGCTGCAACCTGTACGGTGTCAGACTTCCAATAGATCATCCCGCGAAATACGCTGGCTAGATCTTGCAAGACGTTATAAGCGTCAGCACGCGACCCAATTACAGTGTTGATCGCAAACCTAGGCTCTGTACCTGCCGCAGGATTTGAAAAGTCTTTATTGATAAGCTCATTAGCGTATTTAGACAGCTCAATTAAATCAATCCAACTTACATTTGCAGCGTCAATAAAATCACCCGCTCCATAACGAGCGTTGGTAAGCATGTCGTAAAAACAACAGATAGGGCATGTTGTCCAATGCAATCCATCCTTTAATTGGCCATCAAAAGGAATGGTATTGTTGTACTCCAAACTTCCGTCAGCCCGAGGCGTGGCATTGCTAGGAATTTTAACTTTTAACCCACGTACTTGATACGCCCGCTTAGGCAATGTGTTAAAAAGCTCTGAGTCAATACTTGAAGCAATACAAGCTGTATTTGCGTAATTAATTTTTACGTTTTTTCTTGCAATAATAGAAGACCAAATAAGCGTGTCTGCACGACTACTCGCAAGCGGTGTTTTCTTGGAAATGTCTTCAAAGTCATCAAACTGCACTTCAAAGGCATCTTCCCGATTTTTAAATCGTTTTTTTCTTACTCTAATGTTGTAGGGGCCGTCCCCGTTTAACTTTATTGGTTGCGTTTGTATCTGGTAATTAGAAGTAGATATTCCTTTAATAATGTTGCCATCAATAACTCCATCGGTAGTCAAAAGGTCGACTGGTACATACGGCCCACCCTGTGCTTGAATTGCAACTTCAAATTTTATTTGTGCAAAAAACAGCTGTCCCTTTGCCAGACCCTCCATCCCTTGGCAATAAAGCTTAGGAATAGTAAAAATTAACTGAATATCGTCTACGAACGAATCTGTAATTGTGCGAACAACTGTACCTTGGCCATAATCTCGGTCTGTTACTTTGCTTTGTGCGTTAACTGTTTCGCTGTAATTTGCTCCAACCTGGACGCCAACATCAATTAACGTCGTAACATTATCCTTAAATGCGGTTTGATCGCTAAACGGAGGCTGCTTAGGCATTCCGTTTTTAAATTCAAAATCGTACGTTCCAGCTCCCTTACCCGGCGCCTCCGTCTCGTCCAAAAAGATGCTGTTTCGGTTTTTTGTTAATCCCTCAATTGGACCTTCGCCTATGATGTCGACGACATGAAGATTAGTTTTAGAGTTGAGAGCCATTTCTAAATCAAGTCGTAGCCGTAGCCAATAATAGTCAACTTCGTTCTGTTTACTGTCTCTGCATCGACAATCTCAACCCTTAAGCGAAGTTCATCGGTCTTGCCCGCTCTTGGCACTTCAAAGCGATGGCCGTAAACCAAAGTTTCGTTGGAGTGAAAAAGTCCTTGAACTGTAACGCCTGCGCTTGCCCCCGTAAAATTTGGCTCTCCAGGTCGCTCAAGCACAAGCTTGACTTCATAACTTATAAACCCAGGGATTTCGGTAGAGCCTGCTCCTGAAATCCTATCAAACAACCCCCCTTCAATCTTAAAAATTACGTCAATCTTTTTGCGCTTGTTTTCGCCTTTTTTGTATATTAAATCGTCATTTGAAATAGAACGCCCTTCCTCAAGAGTTTTTTCTAAACCTGGGCCAAACCCTTGATTAATACTAATTCTCCTGTGAAGGTCAGTTGTCCTGATTTTGTATTCAGGTTTTAACCTTTTTGTGTCCAACCCAGCCGCAGAATTAAACACCCTCTTAAGACGCTCACCATTAATTGTTGTTCTGCTTACATCTGGCGCGACAATCGTTTTTGCTAAACGATCTGAATCGTCAGTTACTTGAAGATCGACAGCTATAAGATGACCGCCAGTAATTACTTCCCCATAAATCACAGGAACAGTTGCGCCCGTTCCAACAGTGTTTGCAGGGCCTGAAAACCCATAAGACTGTTGACCATCTGCACCACGAGTTACGCCTTGCGCTCCAGTGCCCCTAACGTTTGTACCGTTGTCGAACCGGTTATTGCCAAGTTTTGGCAGCTCTGGCTGCGGCGAAATTAAGTTTGCTACACCACTAAGAATCATGCTTGCGCCAATAGAACCGATAGCGATTGAAGCGGCTGAGCCAAGCACGAATCCTCCTGCCGCAAGGCTGCCGCCAGCCCCTATCGCTCCAGTAAGTCCAGCTCCTAACCCAAGAAATCCTGCACCCGCTCCTGCAGTAACAATAGAAAAAGCAACTAAACCAACGCCAAGCAAAATGTTTCTAGTCGATCCACCACTGCCGCTAATCACCGGCACAAGCATCATCGGCTTGCTGCCAAACGGCAAATGCAATTCGTCATATCCCATCGCCGCACCAGACTGAATCAGCTTGTAGCCAATCCCGTTTTCGTGCGCTGTTACCAGATCTTTCTGCAGCTGCGGATAGTTGACGCACAGCAGCTTGATGGCATCCGCTGGTGTCCTTAGGTTGTAATACTCGTGCTGTGTGCCGTATTTTTCGCCCAGCTCACCGGCTAACATCACCAGTTGCATAGCGATAGACGGCGGCAACGCTCTGCCTATAGTACCGCCCGAATGGTTCCACCG